CTTTACAAAGCGGCTAAAAAACACCCGGAAGCCGGATTCTTTTTTAATGACACTGTTGAAGTCGACGAGAACTGGAATTCATTAACCTACGGGGAAGGATTTGCTCTTGGGTACGGTAAATACCGAAAAGAAGAGTATGCTGGAAAAACAATGGACATAGCAACTCAACATAATATTAATCCAAAAACAATTAGACATATAGTTGGCGTACCGAATCATGTAAGAGCATGGAGACGTTCTACCTATTTTGAAATTGGAGGACATAATCGAAATCTTGTAATAGCCGACGATTATGAATTGGTTGTAAGAACTTTTTTGAAAACAATCACCTGTAAAATACCAAAGCTGGGATACGTTCAATTCATATACAACAATGCAAATGGTCAGAATACCCACGATATGGCAAGAGCGGATATTCAAAGAAGGGTAAGAACAATAAGTTACTACTACAACGAACAAATCAAAAAACGATTTGAAGAGTTAGAATTAAAAGATTGGGCTTACGATGAAAATCCATGGGCACCTTTAAATACGGCCTCTAGATATGGAGAAGAGGAAATGGCAGCAAACATAATATATAACGAAAATGAATAACACTTACGTAAAAATCTGGGTACATAACAGAGAATCCGACTTAATGATGGATTTTTTATTAGAAAGAGTTGATACCCCTCCAAACTACATTATTGACCATCATGAAGTACCAAAATCTATCACAGGTGGATGGATCGAAATGAGTATTTCTTATGATAGGTACCTTATACTTCGACAATCGCATGACCATGTCGACACGACTCATATATAAACTTTTTTATTTTTTTGTGTATAATTAGTATATGGCAAAAAGTATAAAAGAACCTAAAATATATGTAGTTAAACCGAAAGTCGGAGAGAATTACTATTTTAAATTTGCAGGAAGTATCATGTATGGCGAATTAGTTTCCTTAAACGAAGCGTTAACCAAATTACATGGAATTCCACACTATTGGATGAATGAAAAGTCCGACAAGAGTGTAAAAAAATGCATATATCCAATATCAATTTATAAGATTTTTAAAGATTTAAACGACTCAAAGAATGTATAACACTACCGAATTAAAGTCAATGTTATTTATTGACATTGAAACGACTTCAGAATACTCAACGTACGAAGAATTTTGTAATAAAAGACCCGGAGCTGTAAAGCACTGGTCAAAAAAAGCAGAACAACATAGAAATTCTGAATCCCATTTAGCAGAACTTTCAGATGCCGAAATGTATACTCACATGTCAGCTCTTAGTCCCGAATTTAGTAAGGTTATTGTAATTTCTATGGGACAAATTAAATTTCAAGATAACTTTATAACATCAAAAATCCGTTCATTTTACGGAGATAACGAGCGAGAAATTCTTAAAGAGTTTATGGGTACTGCACAGGCCGTTTTTAATCAAAGCGCTTCAATTCAATTTGCTGGGCATAATATTAAAAACTTTGATTTTCCGTATCTAATAAAAAGAGCTATTGTAAATGGAGTTGCAACACCTCATCAGTTTCATTTACAAAAGAAAAAACCATGGGAAAACTGTCTCGTAGATACCTATGAAATTTGGAAATTTGCAGGTTGGAATAGCGCATCTTTAGATTTGATTTGCGATACTTTAAACATTCCATCTCCTAAAACTATAATGGAAGCAAGCAGTACTACTGAAGAGTATTGGAACGGTAATCTTGAAAAGATAAAAACATATTGCGAAGGAGATGTTAAAGCGACTATGAACGTGATGCTTAAAATATCCGGAATGGATATGGTTGATGAAGTACCATTTTAAATTTAAAGTATATGAGACCAGGCGCAAGTTACACAGAAAATGAATTAGGAGATTCTCCTAAAAAAGAACCTATAAAATTAGGATTTTTAGAACTACTAAGAAAATTATTTAGAAAATTGTTAATAACTTTTTAGTAAAAAGTTTTACCATGTCAGGAATTTGTATTATATTTACATATCAAATTAAAACCTTATAATTATGGACGAAGACTTTAACAATTTATTTGAAGAACAAGAAGACGAAATCGACACTATTAAAAAAGAAGCCGAAATGAATAACATAATGTATGATTTGAAAATCAAACTTGCAAATGAGAATTATGATTCGATAATTTCTAAGGGAGTTGATTTTAAATTAATGAAAAAACAAGAACTTGATATTGAACCCGTTGTTAAAATCCTCGGAGACATGTTAGAGCTTTTTGAAGAGCTTGAAGAGTACGAAAAGTGCGCTCAAATAAATAAATTACTTAAAAAAGCAGAGGTCCTATAAGGACCTTTTTTCTTTAATATATAAAGTACTAATAAAGTATATCAATATGGACCCAGAAATATTAAAAAAGATTGCAGATAGTCTAGAAAGAATTGCAATCTGTATGGAAAACAAACAATTGAGAGAAATTGCAACCTATCGAAAAGGTCAGGCTGCCCTTATTGCCGAGAAAAAAGCAGATAATAAGAAGCAGGCAAAATCACAACCAATTATTCCTGTAGTAAAACAGACAGTTAGAGTTAGAAATTCCAAAAAATAAACTCTAATGAACCACTACGAAACTCTTAACGTTTCAAAAGATGCAACTCCAGAAGAGATTAAAAAATCTTATAGGAAGCTTGTAAAAGAGCATCATCCTGACAAAACAGGGGGAGACGATTTAAAATTTAAACAAATATCCGAAGCATACGAAACTCTTTCTGACCCTGTCAAAAAAGAGAAATATGATAATAAGTCTAGCGGCTATTCCACATTTAATAACTTCCGAAGAAATCAAGAATACACGTCTGCCTGGCAAAATGCATTTTCCGGGTTTGGTGGTGATTTTGCCGACATGTTTAATCAATCATTTGGAGGAGAGGCAAGAGGACATGACGTTAGAATTTCTATGAATATTACCCTCGAAGAATCTTATGATGGTGTTAGAAAATATATCGACGTCGGGATGGGCGGATTTAATATTAATATACCTCGAGGAATCTATAGCGGAACAAAACTTAAAGTTCCAGGCCGAGGAGCCCCACATTCTGTAAATTCATCCGCACCTCCTGGTGATATTATCCTGACTATCAATGTTTTACCAGACCCTGAACTTATTGTTAATGGTAGTGATATTTATATTGACTTAACCCTAAGCTGGATTGACCTCTTGCTTGGAGGAGAATTTGAAATCCATACTAAGTTTAAAACGATTAAAATTAAAGTTCCTCAAGGCTCTCATGATTCAAAACTCTTACGGGTTGTTGGACAGGGAATGCCAATATATAACGCAGAAGGATTCGGAAATCTTATGGTAAAACTTAGAACACTTCCTGTAAATTTATCCGAATCTGAAATAGAATTACTCAAAAAAATAAAAAATCAAAATGAGTAGCATTGAAGAAAGTCCGGAAGAATCTAGAAAATTTATAAAAAAACTACACGAGGCATCCAAAGAAGACATGATGGATGCAATGTACTCCTCTATTATTAACGGCAGAATGGGTGCCTTAAAGTATGATGGAAGTATTAAAGAGAAAATAGAAGGTGTCCAGACGGTTCTTAATTTTTTTAAAGAGAAAGAAGATTATGAAAAATGCAAAGAACTCAAGAAAATTATCGATGACCTGTCGGTAATATAATATAGTAACCTTTTTAACCCGGATACCTTAAATCCTGCCGGTTAAAATATATATTATATGCGACTCATGTCGCTTTAAAAACATTACACCAAGATGGGAGATATTACAGGGGAGGAAAGAGATTCTCTGATGAGGTCCAGCTACTACATACTTACTAGAAATTTCACCAAGACCATCAATAGATTTGTTGTTTATAACGATGGCAGTCACACAATAGACATTCCGCACGGAATCGGACAGCGAAGTAAATTCGTAGATGTCCTAATAGAATATTTTGTTGAGTTAGAGGAATATGAAAAATGTGAATCGCTCAAAAAATTAAAAGAACTGGTCATGATGACTGGTGATTAAATAAATACAAATTTGTATGCAAAGAAAAACTGTGGAAAGTAAATCAAGATCGACTAAGGCAAAACCAAAAACTACAACTTCTAATCCGGTTGGAAGACCTAAAAAGACAGTAGTTAAAGAATTAGATTTAGTTGGAGTTCAATTAAAACCAGGACAATATGATTATTTTGAAAAAATTAAAAAGAATGAAATAACATTCTGCTCAGGTCCGGCTGGTACTTCAAAAACATTTACTGCATGCTACACTTCACTATGGTTATTGGCAACTCAGGCAGTTTCAAAAATTATACTATGTAAACCAATTCAAGAATCCGGAGAAAAACTTGGATTCTTACCTGGAGATATTGCAGACAAGGTCGACCCATACATGCAATCATATATTTCGAACTTTAAAAAAATAGTAGGTGACGAATTAACAGAAGGTTTAATCGCTTCAGGTGCTATTGAATTTAAGCCGCTTGCATTTATGAGAGGTGATACATTTGACGATTCATTCATGATTCTAGATGAAGCCCAAAATGCTTCCTTTAAACAATTAATGTTATTTACGACCCGTATGGGTAAAAATTCTAAAGTTCTGGTAACTGGAGACGTTAGTCAATATGATATACCAAAAGCAAGTGCTGGTCTTCCAGGATTCATGCAATTAATGAAGGGAATCAGAGGAACTGCAGAACATGTTTTTGAAAATAAAGATATTGTAAGAGCTAAAATCCTTCAAGACGTTGTAGACCGATACGACAAATGGAGAGTTGAAAATCCTGAAAAATAAGAAACTATCTGGAATCCATCTATATAATACTTATAAAATATATAGATGGAAACTAGACAAATACAACTTAAACACTCCTACTCTGGAGATGAATCAATTATAGAAATTGGTGTTGACGAGGCCGGTCGAGGTTCACTAAGTGGACCTGTCACCGTAGCCGCATGTATAATGCCATTTGGTTTTGAAAACCCTCTAATCAAAGATTCAAAACTATTAAATGAGCAACAGCGAAAAGACGCCAGAAAAATTATTGAGGAAAACGCGATTGCATATCATATTGAACACATATCTCCCGAAGATATTGAGGCAACTAATATCTTAAAGGCAACCTTAATTGGAATGCAACGTTGCCTAGAAAGTGTACAAACCAATTCTCAATTTGATTTTATATTAATAGATGGAGACCAATTCCACGGATTTGAGGGAATTCCATTTGAAACTGTAATTGGAGGAGACAATAAATACATTTCAATTGCAGCCGCAAGTATCTTAGCTAAAACCGAACGGGATTCAGTAATGAAAGATTTGGATATTGAAATTCCTGGATATGGTTGGAATTCAAATAAAGGATACGGTACAAAAGCGCATATTGATGCAATTAAATCTTTAGGTCCGAGTAAACAACATCGAATGAGTTTTATTTCTCATCTTTTAACCGAAACCGGCACCCTATTTTGAGAGCGCTAATTTACGGTATTCTATTGTTCCTGTTTGGGCAATCGTTTATATGGTTTCAAACAAATGGTCAGTTTATTTGGCCATGGTTTAAAAAGAATCCACTCCTAGTTGCAATAATTGGAGGGTCTACGATATCATATGTTTTTATAGAGGCTACTAGAATGATTGCAGAATATTATGATGGTCAACTTTGGCCTGGTAGATTTATTGGATTTGCAATGGGTATGATTTCATTTTCAGTCCTAACTTATTTGATAATGGATGAACCATTAAATGCAAAGACCATAATTTGTTTGTTACTTTCATTTATTATTATTTGTGTCCAGATATTTTGGAAGTAAATTGTTAATAACTTTTTGAAAATAATTACCCGACATTTTACAGTGTCGGGTTTTTTGATTATATTTACATATCTAATTTTAACAAAGAAATATTATGTCAGTTTACAAAGAAGGTTACCACGCCGTTAAAGAAATTCAAGCTCAATCAGTACAAATTTATTCAGATGCATGCGACTATGGTGTTCCATGTAAAAAAGGAGATTCAACATGGAACCTTACCAACCAACTTGCCACTTGGTATGGTGATAAAAATACAAAAAAGGTACGAGTATTTCAAAGGTATCTTAAAACACCAGAAGCAAAACAAGTAGATATTGTTGTTACTTTAATGGATGAATGGGCTGTTTCAGACGAACGTAAAACTATTAAAGAAGCTACTGAAAATTATAATCTAAGTTTTGTAACTTGTAAAACTGGAAAATGTAAAGGTTATGATGGTTATGTAACTTTAACAAAAATTTAACACTTAAAGTTTTCCCGTTTCAACAATATTGATTATATTTACATATCTAATTAAAACAAAGAAACACCATGACTCACAAAGAATTTATTTTAGTAGCAAATCAAGACATCAAAGAATTTAGTAGAGGTATTGAAGTAGTAAGTATTGCAAAAGGAAGTAGTATTACGGTCACTGAAGACGCATTTAATAAACTACAGAAAAATGAGACCATTAAAATTTATACTAGAGAAGGTATATTAGAGTATGATAAATACATGTTCGAAAACGAGGTTAATTACACTGAAGTAACTATTGAATATGGTACTAGAAAGTTGGGACAAAGAAAAAATAAACTTTAACAAAACTTTAACACTTAAAGTTTTCCCGTTTCAACAATATTGATTATATTTACATATCTAATTAAAACAAAGAAATATTATGAGTTACACAAATTTTGACAGACACGAATTTATGACCGCTGAAACTAGAAGTGATATCATCGATATCATTAGAGAACTTAGAGATAACGACCACTCTAGAAACTTAGAAAACATGATGTACGGTTTATTTGATGGATATTTGTATGATAACATTCAAATTGAAGCACTTCAATTACCTACCGAATTAGCATCGAAAGTTATGCGAATCTTCGATATCTGTAACCGTTACCCTAAATACGAACCTCAAACAAATTATTAATCATGGACACTTTCGAAAAAATAGAAGTAGTAAAAAAACTAGTTGCAAAATATCTTAAAGAAAACGGTGCACATGCCGGATTATCCGAAGCAGATTGCCAAAATGACCACATCGTTCAAATTGGAACTTCAATCTTATGTACTAGATGGAATGTTGGATATGCAGGCGGTGGATTTGTTCAAGCAGTTGTAGATAATGATTTGCAAAGAGCAATTGCAAATGCAGATAGTACAAATGTTCGTGCTCTTAAATTCTATTGTCAATTAATTTATAACGTTGGCATGCCTTATTTTAATGAGGAGCCGTTAGACCCAATGGAGCAATTCATTAAAGATATTGCAAATGATTATCAATTCGACAAGTCTCATCCTGAATACTGTGGATTCTTAAACATTAACCCAACAGACCATGAAATGGGTCTGGCATATGTTAGAAACTGGAGAAGTTACGGTGATTTATTGTCTAAATACAGAATTAGATTAGAATCAGTACCTAACGAAGAGGAAGTAGTATTCTTAGAATTATAAACTTTTAAAATTAACTTAATATAATATACATGGGAGCTAACTACGGATATTGTTGCATAAATTTGACTCTTGATAAGAGTGGTATTAAAATCGGGCGTTCAATGATTAAAAAAACATTTGATGCAAAAGGTATCAAATATGCTGGTGAACTTGCCGAAGCAAATATCCGAGACATGATAGAAATCATTAAATGGAATCATAAAAACGGCGTTACGCTATATCGTATGTCCTCTAGTATGTTTCCGTGGATGTCCGAATACGAGCTTACTGATTTACCAAATTGGGACACTATTTCAAATCTACTAAAAGGTGCAGGTTCTCTAGTACAAAAATACGGACAGCGAATTGGTTTCCATCCTGGTCAGTTTTGTGTCCTTCCCAGTCCAAATCAAAAAACTGTCGATAATTCTATCAAAGAACTTAATCAACATGCATTTATACTTGATACCATGGGCCTTCCGGCAACTCCTCAATATTCTATGAATATCCATGTTGGTGGTTCTTATGGTGACAAAGAGGCTGCAATCTTAAGATTTATCGAAAACTTTAAATTGTTATCACCTTCAGCCCAGTCCCGTTTAATCCTTGAAAATGACGATAAACCTGCTCAATACTCTGTAAGTGACTTGTACCGCATCTACGAAGCAGTTGGTACTCCTATTACTTTTGATTATCATCACCATAGATGTTACAATGACCCAATGCCGGAAGAAGATGCACTTCGATTGGCAGCATCTACATGGCCTAAAGGTATTCGCCAATTATGCCACTACTCAAGTGCTAAAAAATTACACGAAGACCCTACTGTTATTATCAGGGCCCATGCTGATTACCTATACGAATCAATCAACACTTACGGCCTAGATATTGATATTGAAATCGAAGCAAAAGCAAAAGAATTGGCCCTTCAAAAATATCAAAAAGAATATATACTCTGTGAAAAATAAAACGATTGAGTTAGAAAATCTTAAAAAAGAAGCTAACTTATTTTTAGAGGCTCTTAAAAAGGAAGGCATTGAAACAAAATCAATGTCTAAACTTGTAACAACATGTGTAATAGAACGTAGACCTTTAACAGACGAAGAGGGAAAGAAGTTTGCAAATCAATTAAAGAATCTGGTTAAAACTCTAGGGCTAGCCACAATAATTCTAATGCCAGGAGGTTCTATAATTTTTATATTGATGCACTATTTAAAACTTCGGGACTACTTCCTATCAGACAGTTTCAGTTATTTAAAAAACAAAGATATATAAAATCTAAACAAAAATACAAATAAAACTATGGCTAGTATTAAAAAATTCGAGGAATTTGTTTCAGAAATGGACAGAGCTGAGGAAATAGAACAAGAAGTTGTTGACAAAGGAACTCCTGAAGTAAAAACTGAAGAGGAAACTGAAGAGGAAGCAGAAGAGGTTCAGGGATTAGATGAGGCTGGAGAAGCCAATATCGGTGTTGACCCTAAAAAAATTAAAGAAGAAACTAAACCAGTTGCCGACATGTTAAAGGCATGTTACGAAGCTGTTATTGCAGAAGCTAAAGCATGGGAAGAAGATGCGCATGATGAGCATACTGTAGAAACTTACATGGCCGAAAATGCATCACTTGTTGCAGGTATGGCAGCTAATTGTGTAAAAGAAATGAAAGAAGATATGGCATCTGAAGCATACGAAGCATGCTTAAATAAAATGACTGAAGCTTTCACTAAGAAAATTAATGAAAGCAAAGAGGCTACTGCTGCTACCGACGCTGACGATATCAACTAATAAATCCGGTTAACCGGTAAACTAAATAAAAAGTCTATATATAATATAACATATATAGACTTTTTTTATGCCAAAAATTCCGACGGAAATAATTTATATGCAAGTTGCATATCAGTTCGCAAAACTTAGTTATGCTGAACGCAGAAAGGTAGGATGTGTTATTGTAAAAGACAAACAAGTAATTTCGTTTGGATATAATGGTACTCCCCATGGGTTTGAAAATGAATGCGAGTGCGAGGTTCACATGGACCCTGAGGCCGGAGCATGGATAGACATTGAAACAATCGAGGAAAAATGGCCATACACAAATGAAAAGGGTAGATATAACTTGACTACTAAACGAGAAGTCCTTCATGCAGAATCTAACGCAATTATGAAAGTTGCAAAGTCTACAATGAGTTGTGAAGGAGCAGATTTATATACTACAACATGCCCCTGTTTTGATTGCGCAAAATTAATCATACAGGCCGGAATAAAAAAGGTCTACTACACAGAAGATTATAGAGACATGAGTGGTGTTGAACTACTTAAAAGAGCAGAAATTGAAGTTGAACAAGTAATAACATGGAATGAGCATTAATAAAATATTTGTTCCGGAAAAAAAGGAACTTAAGCAATTTCTTAAAAGTAACGGTAGCGAATTATTCTATTCGAGATATGTTAAAAAAGCGGATGCCTTAATTGGAAGTTCAAAGTCTATAGACTACATCGATAAATTTATAAATAAATACAGTAATGAGAATGATTCGGTCTTTTTTGAATTGGACTAGGAAACATTTTTTCAAAAATCAATATAATCATAAAAATACACTAAAAATGGAACTAGTGAAAGAAGATGTAAGAAAATATCAATGGAGATCCGGAGATAACTTTGGTAAAATAGTCGAAGTTGAATCAGTCGACGGAGAATTTACAAACTTTACTGATGGCAGTAGAATATACAATAATGTTTTATCGGAATTTCTAGAAGAAATTGTAGATGGAGTAATACCATTTCCAGGAGTTCAAGAACTAGGTTCAATAGCTCCTGTTGTTAACGTAACTCCAAACATACAGGACGTAACTCCTACTAAACCTAAAGAATCTCCACTAGAACAATTAATTAACAAGCTTTCTAAAAAGAATGTTGAACCCTTTGAAGCCAAAATTAACTTAAACATACCAAACAAAAAGGTATTTGATATGTTAATAGAAAATGCCGATGAGGACAGAGAAGAACTAATTAAAACTATTGCAAAAGTGGCAGTGTCTCAAATTGAGATAGATAAACTACAAGAATATCTAACCGAAGAAGTATCAATTTTTATAAACAATTACTATAATGGCTAAAACAGCAACAGTCTCTAGAAGACAAAGAAGAGCTCAATTGAGCGCAATGGGTTATTTAAAAATCAAAAACCAATTAAATCCACTTTCTACTGAAGGTATCGAGCTAAGAAATAGCTTAAGAGCAAGTTCTAAAGCGGCAAAAGAGGCTTTTGAAAAAAGAATTATGGACCAAATTGAGGAACAATTAGCTCAAAAGGCTGAAAGTTTAAAAGGTACCTGGAAGGAAATTGGGTATAATGATGCAGAAATCGAAATGTTAAGTGAGGCATTTTTTACATTATCTGTTAAAAATAAACAAACCCTTAGAGAAGACAAAAAAGCGGCTAGAAAATTAATGAAAGACGCAAAAGATTCACTAATAGGGAGATTAAATGCAAACAGTTAAGATAACGCTAGCAGACAACGGTGTTATTAAAACGGTAGTAGATGATAATATTAATGCTGGAGGAGAAAGTTATGAATCAACAGTAGTATATGATTTCACTGACCAAATTTCCAAAATTAAATTCATTGAAGACCTTTGCATCGACATAGGTCTTTCTTTTGGTAATTCCAAAAGTAAAAACCAAATCAAAATTATCGAGACATGGGGAGTTGATTACATTCCAAATGACAAAGATAAAAATGAAAAAATAGAAGCTTTAATATCCGATCTTAAAAAATTATCGGGTGGAAAGTTAACAGTTAATGAATAACCTACAAATTGATTGCATTTGGTGTCCATCACGCAGAGATTTTAATAGGTTTATAAAGGGTACAATAAAAGAGTCGACTAAAATAATCGACTTTTTTAGTATTAAAAATAAACTTATAAAAGCTGATCCATACTGTGGAGACCCGAATGACTCAATAATTGGTTTAACTATAATAAACGAAATTACGCGATGCTTGCGATCCGACACAAAGGACGTAGATCGCGTAATTTATGTTTTTAGAAGTCTTGATGATGATATTGTAAGTAACTTTAAAACCTTAATTCAAGCAAACACTGAAAGAGAATTCTCAATCTCTTTAATCGTCATCGATAAAAATAAAAAAATTGACGAGACAATACTGGCCCAATTCGACAGTATTGAACTAATACAAAATGATTAGACATAAACTTTTTTCAAAGGGTGAATATATCAATGTTCTAATAACTAATAATAGATATAGCAATATTGTTTTCCCTGTTAAAGCAATTATCCATGATATTGAGTTTAACGATAAAATGCCCAGATATCAGATCAGAATTGTTAAATTTTACGACGACATAGACTTTCTTAAAAGATACATGTTTGATATGAAATTTGACCGAAATTTCGAGGGTGGACATACAATCTTTAGAATTTCTAGAGTAAATGTACCGAGCGTAAAAGAACTTCAGAACTATATTGACGCAAAATGGGAAACCTTCTTAATAGTTGTAGATTCAGTAATGTGCGTCCGAACTTTTGACGAACTTAATGAATTACAGAACAACATCCAAGATTTTTTGGTTGAAAAGTCTATTAGAGACCTTTATGAACTTACAACTCGATCGACATATTCTAAGGGTAAATATTACTATGAAAGTCGAGGAGTATTCGAGGCTCATATTAAAAAGTTCTTAGATAAAAGAGCAGGAACTCAAAAAGATTATTTTGATAAATTACTATATAGACCTCTTTCCGTCGACTACGATAATTTAGAATAGCCTGTTTCTGTGATATATACTTAAACAAATATACTTAATAGGAAATGCCAGTATCAACAGGATATAGCCCAGCGACAGGAAAACCAAAATCTTATTTTGATAAACTACAAGATAAAGCAAATTCTGCATTTAAAACTACTAAAGAATCCGCAATAGGAAAAGGTTTTATTAGTGCCGTTAAAAATGTAACTGGATTAGACCTCGAGAATTTAGATGGGTCAAATCCGGATGGCGTGCATTCTGGTTCAAAGGGTAAAAAAAAGGCAGTTGGAAAAAATAAGAAAACAGAAGATAAAACTCAAGCAAGGGCTGCCGCAACCGATACCCCTTTTACAATATTAGGAGCTGAACCTGGAAAATCAAAATACTATAGTGATATTGTTGATTCTGAAACTTATAAGTCGACTCAACCAGGAACTGAAGGTAAAAAGATAACAGTCGGTCCAAGACCATATTCTGCTTTTAATAAATATTCTTTAATTAATTATAGAGGGAATCCACTAGATTCTACTAAAGATGGATTTGTATCTGACGTTAAGGGAAATACGGTTTATCAAAAAATAAATATTAAAGACCTTCAAAATCCGACAGTTACTCAAATTATAGAAAGAACCTCAGCTCTTACTGATAACTATGCATATAGATACCAATATTCAGATTTTGCTTTAGCGAAATACTATGGCAAAATACCAAACAATATGCTTATTACTCTTCGTAGGTTTTCATACCCTGCTGCTGATGATATTGTAACTCCACAAGCGCTTTCTGCGGATGGAAAAACAATGGAAAAAATCCAGCAACCAGATATTGCTCGAGCCGTAACTTGGATTGGTGAGGCACCGGGTAATGTATTAGGAGAAATAGTAAAATTTTCAAATGGATATTCATGGAAAGATGCAGAATCAACAGTACAAACTTTGAATTCTCAGCAAGGAGCTTCATCTGGAAAATTTGGTAGTATTGTTGAAGGAAATAAAGTACTTTCCGCAATGGCAAATGCCGGCGCTGGTAGAGATGCTGTTGCTGCTAATGCAAATAAACAAAATGCCGGATTCGACTCATTTAGTGCTACATATCCAAACCATGTTTTTGGTCCAATGAACGTTATTAAGCAGGTATTAGTTAGAGAACAGGGTCTTAATTTTTCGCAAGAATTTAAAATTAAGTTTGAATACGAACTTAGAGCATTTGAAGGAGCCAATCCTAAAATTATGATGCTTGACCAACTTGCAAATATATTGGCATTAACATATAACAATGCTCCTTTCTGGGGAGGTTCTGTTAGATATATTGGAGATGGATCGGTTGCAAAACCTCTAGGTAATTTAAGTAAACTTCGAGAA